ATTTAATTAGTGTAATTAAAAAAAATGATATTGAATTAGTTAAATTTTTAATTAAAAACAAAATTAATATTAATTTTGTTTTTCAAAATAACATAAGTCCATTATCATTGGCAATTATCATGAAAAATATACCAATTGTTAAACTTTTAGTAGAGAATGGAGCAGTACCACAAACATTAAAGGGATGTATTACTATTAACAGTATTGAATATTATTCATTTGAAGAAATTCATTATGCTATAAGGAATAATAATACAGAAATAATTAATTATTTACTTGAAAATAAGTTTACATTAAATGGTAGTGCGTTATTTGCACTATTAACAACAAATAAAGCATTATTTAAAAATGTGTTAGAAATTCAACCATATGAAGATTATCATGTAACTGGTTATAATATATTTAATTATGCATTATCTAAATATGATGATTTAGAATTAATACAATTACTTGTTCGAAAAGGTGCGAATATTAATTATAGACATTCTTATGAAGGGTCTGCATTAACAATTGCATGTAAAAAAAATAATCCTGCAATTGTAGAATATTTATTATCATTAGGATTAAATATTAATTATCAAACAGCGCATTCAGCCTGGACACCATTAATGTCTGCAGTTTGTAATGAATGTTTTGAAGTTGCTCATTTACTTTTGGCCAATGGTGCAGATAAAAAACGAACTAATACAAATGGTAGAACTGCATTAGATATGGCATTATATAGAAATCGAACAGCGATTATTCATTTATTAGAATAAATGAATAATAATTACAATTCATAAATAAATTGGGTGTTTAGTTCGTGACCACCCGTATTGTATGAGTGAAATGAATACTCCTTCTTTTGGTCATCAAAATCACTCAAAAATTCTTTATACATGGTGTAAGGCAATGTGTCATCATCTTTGCACCACATTAGTTTAATTGGAATTTGTCTAGCTGCTAGTGGCTTTGCTCGAGGAGTAATACCTGGGCAAGCCAAATACAAGTACTGAATGTCTGAATTCATACTAGTCAGATAAATAGAAACACCGCCACCTGCAGACTTTCCTACAACTGAACACTTACTAATTTCTAGTTTATGCAGTATTTTGTTAAGAATATTTGTAACAGCAAGTCGATACTCTTCTTGCTTATCATAATCACTCGTACTAGACGTTAGAGCTTTAATTTCGTCCGTCCAGCATACCATGTAGATACATGAGTATTTTATTTTAAGGTGATCATAACCAGTCATTAGAACTCTCGCCATATCTTGAAATGACCGATAACTATAACCAGGAATCATAATTAATGGCAACTCATCCGTCTTTTCAAGTTCGATCTTCAAGATGTTAATGTCACCATATACTGCCTTGGAGTCAGGTAGCTCCATTGTCATACCCTTCATCTTGACATTGTACTTGTTCTTAAATTCAGCTGAGAGAGTTTCGATTTGTTCCTTTCGAGACATTTTACTTGTTTATCAATAGTAATACATTATATATAGATTATAATTTTCAATTTTTGTATAAATTAATTATTTTTTTTTATTTTCTTGTAACTTTTCAACACGACGAACATGTTTTTGAGAAAACAGTCCGTTTAGTTCTTTGGTTCTTTTGTTCTTGTCTGCTTTTTTTGCTCGCTTCGTAGGGATGTTGTCCATTATGACTTACTAAATTAATCGAGTTAATAAATAGTATAGATATTTAAATTTTCAATTTTTAAATAAAAATTGAAAATTTAACATTATAGTATATTTTATAATAAATTACAACTAATTTGCAATGGCTAATCTATCAGCGGCTAGACTGTTGGCTGGAATTAAGACAAATTCTAGAAATCGTTTTAATTGTGCCAAATGTAATGTACATGGACATACTTATATTAAGTGTCTTGTATACCCATCTACATCTATATTTCAATTGAATACCAATGATGTAATTATTAAAAAATATATTAATATGGATGATGTACTTCAACAAAATCCAACGTACAATAAAGTACGTATTTATAAATCATTATCAGGTTTTTATAATACTACGTATGGTTATAAGTGGAGGTGGTCAAAAACATCTGTTGATACAGACAATCCAACTGAATTTATTAATTATCATAATTCTTTTTATAAATGTCCCAAGTGTAAAGAATTTGGACACCAATACATAAATTGTAAAAAATACTCATCAATGATTGTAAAACAGTTTGATACAAATAATAATGTACTTAAAACGTATGATAATATTAATGATGTATTAACCAAAAATTCAACATTTAGAAAATGTAGCATTTACAAGGCATTATCTGGACTTTCTAAAAACAATTTTGCTTATGGATTTAAATGGAAATGGAGTGATATGTAAATAAATCAAAACATACATTCATTAAAATTTATTTTTTTTATTTTCTCAGTTATTTCAGTAATATTATTATTAACAACTTCTTCACTAATCAACTGAACACCATTAATAATATAATTTCTAGATTTATATAATCGAGATCGTATAAAACCTAATTTTCGTAAAGTTTCAATTTCATCCACAAAATCAACTATTTTAGGTTGATACTCATATTCATCTGCTTGTTTTCGTAAAATTCGACCAACTGATTGTCGTACATCACCCTTTGGAGTTAGCATAAACAATGTATCTAATGCAAGAATATCTAAACCTTCACTAGCCATTTCAAAGGTAGCAAAAATTAAACTTTTTTCTGATGCTTTTTTAAGTTCATCTTTTTTCATACCACCAAGATAAAAACCAACTTCATCTTCTAAATATAATTTTTCTTTAATAACCATTTTAGAAATTACGTTTAAGTGTTCACGACGACCACTTAAAATTAGAAATTTTCGTTCAGGTTCTTCTAATTTAAGATCAATGATTTCTTTTACGATCAATTCATTTCTTTCTTTAATATCTACAATATTATTTACCATTGTAGGAATTAATGCCTGACCTTTTCTAGTTACAATATTTCTAAATTTAGGATGTTTACTAGAAAAGTTAAGTATTTTAACATCAACTACATGTTTCATTGGTGTTGTTTCTTGATATAGCATTGGACCAGCATACCAATGAAATACTTTTTCTAATTTATCTTTTCGTTTAGGTGTAGCAGATAATCCAATTGTATAAACCGGACGAATTTTAGTTAATGCTTTCGAAAACTCTCTGGATGATAAATGATGACATTCATCAAATATAATCAAATCAAATTGGTTCATAATTTCATCACCATAATCACGGCTACAAATAGATTGTAACATACCAATAACAACATCTTTGTCATCTATATCAATGATATTTTGTTGTAGAATACCAATTTTAGCATCAGAAAATAATTCAAATTTTTCTTTCGTTTGTTCTAAGAAAAAAGTTTTATGGACAATAAAAAGTGTTTTTAATTTGAGTTCACACGCAAGTTTAACAGCTAAAATAGTTTTTCCACGACCTGTCGGAATACTTAATAAACCACCACCAATTTCTTTAATCTTAGGTAAAATTTCATCTATAATTTTTTGCTGGTAATCACGAAGAGAACCTTTGAATAAGAATTCTCGGATGTTTTCTATTTTAATTTGATTTGTTATTTTTTTAAATTTGGAATTAGTAAAATGTCTAGGTAAAATTAGATGCTCATCTGTTTCCTGATAAACAGGAAAAGATACAGGACCATCTGAAAAATCAAATTCAGGATTTATACTTGGAGTAACGGTCAATTGTTTTTTAATTAATTCAATATCTTTAAATGTTTTTGGTAATATTAGTCCTCTACGTGTTAGAAACATTTTAAATAATATATATTATACTTAATTTAATATATATTATTCTCAATTTTTTATACTATAAATATATGGAGTATATTAAAACATTAGATACAAATATCGATAATGTATTAGATAATGATATAGCATATTCATTATTTGTAATATTATTAATAATAGTAACTGTATTTCCAACAATGTCTGAAATAAGTGGTGTATATTTAAATAAATTATTACCATCAATATTTAATTTATCAACTCATTTAACAATAGTATTATATATACTATGTGTATTATATGTACTAAATAAAGATGTTCGATTAGGTGTTATGCTAACTATCATGTTCTTAATCATTTATGAAAAACAGCATATTAAAACAATTAATAAAGAAATATTACAAATATTAGTAACAAATATATCACTTGAGCAGCGTCTAGAAATATTAGAAAATAAAACAAAAAATTAATATTTAATAATAGTATGAGTAAAAATAATTGTGATTTATATAAACCATTACCTACAGTTATTAATGATCCCAATATATCTCGTATTATTGCAATAGGAGATGTTCATGGAGATATGAAATTAATAATAAAATTATTATTGTCAGTAAATGTAATAGAACAACAACCTGAACTAAATATGAATACACTATTAGTTAGTGTGGATGGTGTATCTCAATATTATAAATGGATAGGTAAAAATACATGTATTGTTCAAATAGGTGATCAGATTGATAGTTATCGACCAAATACTATTTTAAAAAATGATAATCCTGATGATATACATATATTAAAATTTTTTACAGACTTACATAATTTAGCTAGTAAACATAAAAGTTGTGGTGTATATAGTTTATTAGGTAATCATGAATTAATGAATGTTAATGGTAATTTTACTTATGTATCACCTGCCAATATAAATATATTTAAAGATGAAGAAGAACGTAAACAAGCTTTTGCAAGAGGTAGTCAATATGCAGTATTTCTAGCATGTACTCGTCATAGTGTACTAGTGATTAATAATTTTTTATTTATTCACGGAGGTATTGAAAAAGAATTTTTAGATAATTTTAGGGGAAGAGATAAATTAACAGAATTAAATAAAATTGTCCAAAAATGGTTATTGAATAATTTAGATAAATACAATAAATTAGATATTAAAGAATTATTATCAAGTAATTCTAGTCCATTCTGGACTAGAATTTTAGGTAATTCCAAAAAACTATTACCTAATTTACCATCAACAGCAACAGAATGTAAAGATATTGT